CTTTTCTGCAAGTTGTTCTGAAGAAATGCCAAAAGCGTTTTGAAGAGAAATAGTTGTTTCGAGTGCTTGTTGTTGTTCCACTTGACCAAGAACAGCAAGCCTTGTTGCTGATATTACTTGTGCATTTAAATCGTTTCCAGTTAAACCCATTGCTGCTGCTTTGGCAGCCATCTCTATAGTATCTTTTGCTGCGATTCCATACTTTGTAAATTCTTTTGCAAGTCTTTGGATGTCTGCAATTGCTTTATTAGTTGCATCTCCACTTGTAGTCATGTCTCCATAAACTCTTGTGAATGCGATTACTGACTGTTCCATCTCCCTGAAAACCTTAGAGGCAAATCCTCCAAGCATTGTGAGAGGGACTGTAAGACCAACCATCAACTGGCGACCTGCCCATTGAGTATTCTTACCAAAGTTTAGAAGTTGAGTCGAACCTTGCTTGAGCAACTGATTCATCATCTGTTGTCTTTGTGCAGCCATCTGAGTTCTTGTAGCATAGTCTGCATACTTGCCATTGACCATCTGAAGGTGCTTTGGAACTACCTGAAGAACCTTTACTAGTTCACCATTGGCGCTAGTTAATTGTATGTATTGAGTCTGTAAAGACTTTACTCTATCCTTACGAGCACGATTAAATATGTCTCGTTCATGAGCAAACATCTTAGAAAAGACTTTAGTGTTTGCTGTCGCTGCTGCTGCAGTAAATCTAAAGTACTCTCCCATAGAGAGTTGATTCTTTTCTAAGGCTGTTGTAAATGCTGATGTACTGCCTGCAACAACTTTTTGAGATGCTACAAACTTTCCAGTGGCATTGATAGACTGCATCAATTGGGCATTTAAACCCTTTTGTGCATTCTCAGCAGCGATATTCCCCTGTGTTAGGGATTGATTGAAACGGCTAAGTCCCGCCTGTAACTGACGTAAAGATGCAAGTGCTTGCTGGGTATCAAAATTAATACCTATATTAGCATTTACGTCAGACAATCATAACACCCTCTTACTTTGGGACTGAACCAAGAAGTGATGCTGTGTCAGTTAAGTTAATACCTGAAGCAACGTCAATAATCTTGTAGATTGTAGGAAGGTCAATACTGTCCTCAATCTTTGCTCTGTCCTCTGCTAATTCTGGAGCATACTGCTTAAGTGCAATTTGAACACAGTTAAGCAAAACGTCCATAGATTTTTCATCATTATCCGCAACCTTCTCTAGGCTTTTAAATTCTTTTAGGAATGGCTTTAGTAGAGATATCTTTAGCGGTCTGATCTTTATTTCTGTTTCATCCATAAGGTGGATGCTGTTATTCTGGTCTGTCATTTGTTCCTCCAATGTAGGTTAGTTAATTATACCACAAACAGGCTTATTTTTATTCAATCTTTTCGTATGATAATCCCATACCAATACCGAATCCAGCCTTTGCTGCGTTTGCGCCTTGTAGTGCGAGTATGTCTTTTGCGTTACTTGCCTGACCCTTAGAATATACCCTTGCTTTCATTTCTTCCCAGGCATTTCCTTGATCTCTACCGCTTTGCTTATCTAGGTCAACACCTTGAATTGCTGCCATAAATTTCTTTCCTTGATAGTCTAAGTCACGACTTATGTTTAATGTAGCCGTTAATTCTGACATAGATAAGGATAGTTCAAGTTCTTCATAGTCTTTCCAGATGCCGAGCAAAAAAACCTCAGACTCTAATGTTGCTAAGTCTAAGGTTTCCCATGTTGAACCTGAATCCACTGCTTGCTTTTTTACTGGTTCTTCTGATTCTTTATCAATCTTAATACCAGCAGTAATGTCAAGAATTGCGTATACAGTTTTTATATCAACGTACTCTTCAAATATTTCTTTTGAAATAGCGATCTCTGGCTTAAACTGTTTCATACAAATTTGTGCACAATCAGACAAGGCTTCTATTGCCTCTATGTCGTCTTGTGCGGATTTAACATTTTCAAATTTATCCATAAAATATCTTAGATGTTTAATTTTAAGAGGAGACAGTTCTAACTCTGTCCCATCCATTAATGTGATTAATCCAGTTTTATAAACAGTTGTTGCCATACATATAGTATAACAGAAAGACCCAGACTTTTTAGGGTCTGGGTCAAACTGTATATATTAAGTTGTATTATGATGCTACGCCAACAGTACGATCTACGATCTTACCGTATGATGCATTATCATTTGGAAGAAGACGGAATGATACTTCGAACATTGTCGCTTCGTCTCTCTTTGCTGATACTGATACGCTTTCGATTGAAAGTGCACGGTATGCAACGTAGACGCGCTCAATATTTTCTGAAGCGTCTCCAGTTCCTGGACCAACTGCAACCAAACCGCGCTCGACTGGAACATCTCCGATGTCTCCTGCTGAAAGATTAAGTGTTGGGTTTCCTGATACTGTAGTCATAGATGAATCTTTACCTGCTAATGCAAATAGAAGGTTCTCTAGTGTTGATTCTGCGAATGTAGTATTCAGATTTACTTGCATGCCTTGCTTAAATAACTTAGCAACGTCAAGTACCTGGTCTACTGCTACTTCGCCGAAATCTGGTTGGAATTGTATTTCCAAACCATTCATTGTGTATCCAACATTGCGGAATTCATCGGAGTTTGCAGGTGCTGCAAGTGTCTCCTTGTATGAAGTTCCTGATACGTATGCTGGAAGATCTGCGTCTGCAAGTGCGCCTGCTTCGTATGTGAAGAGTGCTGCTGCTCCAACGATAATATCGTTTGAACTACCACGTGTATATGCCATGTATTTCACCTCTTTTTTCTTTTAGATTAAAGGGCTTGTTTCCTCATGATAATTATAACATCCCTTTTAAACTATATATTTATCTTGTCCTGCTGGACGAACTTCTGGCTGCCAGGCATTATTGGTTAATTCTGGCATTTGATGATAATCGTAGTCAATGATAAATTTGTTGCCACCATAGGTACGGGCTGAGCCAAAGTCAATAATGTCTCTGGTCTCCTCTAGTTGGTACACCTTGAAGTTATGGAAATAGAACATATTGTCTACGAGTTCTCCTCCAAGGTTTACCTGTCTGTGTTTACACCAGTCGTTTATTTCCTCAGCCGTTTCATCTCCTCGATCCATAAGTCTAAGGACGGCCTCCTGAGTTCTGACTAGTTTTTCAATTACATTTTCTTGTGTTGAATAAAAATAATATAGTATCTGCTCACACTTAATATGTGGGAATCCAGACTTGTTCATCTTGGCAAGTCTATCCCAGTAGGCTGCGATACCTGAATACGAATAGTTCTCTCCATTAATCTTAATAAAGGTTTCTGTTAGATCGTCTATCGTTGATGGGCTTGACGGGAAAATAGGAATACCAAAACCCTTAGTTAGGTCTGTATCTTGATTACTAGTTAGTTCAGCAATCTTATGCTGAAGGTATTTGTTGATCCAGATAACTGGGGTATTTAGTGTTGAGTCATTAGCCATTATGCACCTATCCTTGCTCCTGCAACCCACTTGTATCCCGTGGAAAGTCCAGCACTTCTACCAGATCTTTTACCTTTACGAAGGTTTGCTTTATATACTACTGGGTTATTAAAGTATTGATATAGTCCGCTAGTCTTTAAAAATGCTTGAGAAAAATATCTACTAAAGAATACATCGAATACATCTGAGTATTGACCTTGAACGTCTCCCCCTGGGTTTTCTACAACCACAGAACCCTTTGTAAAAATTGTTTCTCCATTAACTTCAAACACCAAAGACTGTCCTTCTTTTGGAGAGATGGTCACGGCTGTTCCACTTTCCATGATCTGTGCTTTGTTATAGAAAGGAACGCTAGACCCCTGCTTAATGCTATCAGACTGTTTAAAACTAGAGTTAAAAGATAAACCAGAAGAGTTTATTGAGTATTTAATATCAAACAATCTTGCTCCTGGGCTTCCAACCTTTGTCCATTCATAAACATGGTGCAGTGTAGCAGGGCTTACTCTTGCATTAGTATCAATAAACTGTGAGGCTAATTCTGCAACTTCTGGTCCAAGATTATTTAAAAACTCTTTTCTTCCACTTACAAACCCATCAACAAATCCAACAGAGTACTCCATTATATTGTCCATTTCCTTCTTAAACATTTTGCTATCAAATTTTAAGGATATCATAGGTCTACCGCCTGATTTTCAGAACGACGTATAAGAACATTGTAATATTCAACATTGCCAAATGGACCAAGAAATGGTTGTACGGATGCTATCTCAAAAAGGGTTGCTTTGCCAGATCTGATTCCAGCGGTTTCTATATAAACCTGATTGCCAGACTTATCTTTTATATTGCTTATAACGATATTAGTTACTGAGTTCTTTGAGTCTAAACTAGAAATTCTTACATCAGTTTTTGATCTACCTATTAAAAGATTTTCTTGTGTTATGTTTACATTGGGGGTGACTTCTTCTTTTGTTGCAGAGCCTGCATGTGAAAAATTACAGGCAATAGTTCTATCAATAATCCAAGTCTTTTTTAAATCTCCGTATGCGCCTTGCTCAACTATAGGATAGAATATATCCGCTTGCATTGGGAAAATAAAGTCTGTTGATTCGCATATCATTAAATTATCCCTGGCTTGACAATGGTCTTAACATACTTCTCCAGTATCTTATCTACCAAGAAGTTACCAGTACCGTTAAACATAGTCTTATCAAATTGAATTCTAAATTGATCTGTGTTGTATGCAGTTACGTATCTCTTATAGTAATCCAACTTGCCACACTTTAAATCTTCAATCAAAAGTTTTGAGGCATATTCAATGTCTGCTGGAACTGTGAGATATCCCTGATCAACAACAATTTTGTAATCATGTCCTTGAGGGAAAGAAGCCCCTCCATAACCATATTCTCCAAGGTCTCCTCTTGCAGAAATAAGATTTGGTCCAGTAGATTCAGACCTGTTGAATTGTCCAGCATAGGTTTTCTGTATTGCAGTCTTGTCTGATGTTATTGCGTAATCATATTTATTTGTATCTGGAGTCGATCTGTCATAGACTAGTTCGTTATTCTCGTATACTTTAAAAACTCTGTAAGCCTTGTTCCATAAATGAAGGTAGTCGGAACCGTTACCAGTTTCAACTAAAGTAGTTTTTTTATTATAAAATCCATCTGTAGCAAAGGTGTCAATGATTGATCTTGCTACTAGTTCTAGAGTTGTGTACTCAGCAATTTCTGATGCTGTTGTTCCTAATGTATTTGGATCTACATATGGTCTTATTAATTCATAAAACTCTTCGTAGATTAAAACTTCTGTACCGCTAACAATTTTAAAAAGTTCTACTCTGTAGTTATTGTCGTATCTTCCAGGAAGAGAAATTTCTAAATCATCTCCTGTAGATGAATCTAAAAACTCTATATCCTGGATTGAAAGATCCGCCATGTCCGTAACTCTTGCATAGATGTCTACATTGATGTACCCTGCTGGGACAACAAAATTTACTGCAATTGTTTCGTATGGCGGAACCCTCAATATTTCCATGAATTACTTACCAAATTCCTTGGCAACTTCTTCTGGTGTTGCAAGCGTAACATGTGAACGAGTTAGCCACTGATCAGCAGCATCTTTTTCAACAATATTGATACCGTTGTAGATCTTGCCTACTCCTGGCCAAGTTACATTTTTTGTAGATCTAAGTGCAACTGTTTCTTTTGGCTCTGTTGACTTCTTTGAAGAAATCTTTCTTGTTACTGGTGCAGTTGTTACACCAATTGCTCCGTTTACATTTCCTAAAGCCTGAACTTCTGGCTCTGTTGGATATGCTGGTGCATGAATGACTTCTGCTGGTGCTTCAACAGGAACTTCTTCCACTGCAGGCTCTACGTGTACTGGTTCTTCAAAAACTGGTGGATGCCATTGTTCAACAATTGGCTCTTCAACAATTACTGGAGTCTCAAATACTTCTGGCTCTGTTGCTGGATTTTCATTTATATTTTCCATTATTTCCTCCTAAATAGTATTATATCATTATAAGTTAATAAGGGGAGCAGGAGAACTAACTCCTACTCCCCCTAAAATTTACTGTTTACAGATTATGCGTCTGCTGCAGCATCAGCGAATGCGATAGCATCTTGTTCTTCCCATTGAAGTCCAAAGCGTACGAATACTGTATATTCTACAGTGTCCTTCTTTGCTCTGTATTCACGGTTAACAGTGATATCACGCTGGAAGCCCCATACACGGTTCTGTGGGAATGTCAAGTCGACATATCCTGCAGGGTAGTAAGGAACTTCTTGTACGTCAATTCCTAGGACACGAGTTGTACGTGCTCCACCGAATGTCTGTGCTCCACCGTCAAGGTATGCTTGACGATTTGTTGGAGTACCGCCAGCCTGAGAAGCAAATGCTTCTGCGACTGCGTCTGCTAGAGTACCGTTATTCTTAACGATTCCCTGGAATGCGTCTGTACCAGCATAGAACTTCAAGTTAGACTTGATAGCACGATACTTACGTGGCATTGCAAGGATGATGTCCTGCATTACATCTGTTGTCCAGGCGTTATTAGCGACTGTTACAACTGACTCATGAGCATCTCCGTCTGTCTTTACACGGTTTACGAATCCGTTCATAATTCCTAGGAATGCATCTGAACCAGATCCTGTTCCGTTGATTGCAAGGTCTTCGATATCATTACCGAAAGCATTTGTCATCAAACGAACAATGTGGTCTTCTAGTTGTGCACCTTCGATATTATCTTCTAGTGATTCTGCAGATACTTCCCAGTCAAGACGAATCTTCTTTGTAGTCAATTCAACCTTTGAGAATGTTGCACCTGCGTTTGTGTAATCGCCAACTGCTTGCGCTGCTGCACGAATAACACGCTCTCCGACGTTTACCTTTTCGAGTT